TAGGGAAAAAATACCGAAGTTTAATCGCTTTAAATAATACTTAAATTTGCATAATGAGAAAGCCAAAGAAAAGATATGTATCGCCTTATCCACAGGCATACTCTTTTTCGCCTAAAAACCTGACGAGGGAAATTTCCGTCAATTCACAAAAAAACTACACCGAGGATACAATCATCTACGGTGAAGACGATGCCTTACCTTTACGCATTGCGCAAGCCGTTGACGAATCTCCGGCAACCTCTGCATGTATTGGTACTATCGCTCAGTTTATAAAAGGCGCAAGGTTCTCAGATCCTAATTTAATGTCTCTTAAAGTTGACCAACACGGAACTACTTTATGGGATCTTCATAACCAACTTTCTGACTACTTAGCCTTATTCGATGGCTTTGCAGTCAATTTCAAATATAACTTTGAAGGTAAGATTACAAACGCTTACACGCTTCCTTTTGAAAGTGTAAGATTTGTAAAGTCTAATTCAAGGCAGATCAATTTCTTTAAGTATAATCCATACTTCGGAACTCAGGAATATAAAAAAGAATATACTGAGACTTATCACGCTTATAATGTAAACACGATAGCTGATGAGATTAAAGTTAACGGACTTAACTACAATGGCCAGGTATATTACTACGGATCAACTCGACCGATGTATAAATTCTATCCTGTGCCTAAATATTGGTCCGGTAAGAAGTGGATTTATGTAGATGGTAAGATTCAGGAATTCCATGCTGAGAATTTAGATAATGGATTCTTTCAGTCAGTTCTTATGAATGTTATCGGTGATCCTAATCAGCCTTCTAAGAATCCTATTTATCAGGAGATTTACACAGACGATAACGGAGTAAAGCGAAGCAGGTCAACTAAAAGCGTAGGCGAAGAGTTTAACGAGCAGATGAGTGAAGCTTTCAGCGGATCTAAAAAGGCCGGTACTGCTTTAGTTCAATGGTCTTTAAATGCTGATACTTCAACTAAGATTCAAGCGTTTCCAACTAATTCTAATTTTGACGTATTAGCCGGAACTTTATCAGACGCTATTCGTGGTATAACGATGGCTACTGAAGTGCCTGCTGTACTTGCAAACCTTCCACAACAGCAAAGCTCACTTGGTTCTGATGGTAACTCTATCCAGAAGGCTGTTGAGTTGATGCAGTCAAGAGTGGCAAGCAAGCAGAGAAAATTAGAACAATTTTATAACGAGATCCTTCTGCCAATGATGGGAATCAGCGCAGAAGTTAAGATAATAAACTATACTCCTGTTTCACAGCCGATAGTAATTGAAGATAAGTTCTGGGAAGTATTAACTCCTGAAGCAAAGTTAGAATTTGTAAAGCAGAACGTTCCTGGATTCTCTGACTTAAACTTGGCTCCGATTAATGAGTTGAGTGCAACAGCAGAACAGCAAGTGAATGACTCTTTAAAGAATCTAACTGGCAGACAATTACAAGGCATACAGAGGATAGTTAGAAAGTTTAATAAGGAAGAATTAACATTTGATCAGGCTAAACAACTTCTAAAGAATGGCTTTGGTTTTACCGATGCTGACGTTGATGCTTGGTTAATAAAACCAGAAGAAGCATGATAAATTTAATTCCAGTCGGGTATCTAAATGAAGCCTGCTTTTTGTCGTTAAATACTAACGATAAGAAATATCAAGTGTGTCTTAAGATTGCTCAGGATACACTTAAAGAAATTATCGGAGGTCAGTTTTACGATGAGATTGAAAGTCAATACGACTCAGATACTTTAACTGCTGATAATGATGCTTTATATGATCCTTATATAAAAGATTATTTATCCTGGCAGACTTATTTTGAATATTTGAAATTCTCAAATGCTGACGCTACACCGACAGGTATAAGACAGTTCAGAGATGAAAATTCTACTGTACTTCCTAATTTAGAGCTTGCTGCTTTTGAAAAGAACGTCCGTGAAAAGATGGTATTTTATAAAGATAAGATGCTTAACTTTTTAAGAGTAGCAATAGCAAACGATGGGACTAAATATCCATTATATAGCGAGAAATGTAACGACGTTTTCGGATTTGCGATTACTGCAATAGATAAGCGTTCTGATGTTTTGATAAAAGTCAATAAAGCAATTATCACAAATGAATAAGGTAACATTCGGAGGCGAGGGAACTTTAGCACTTTATAAACGTGTTAATTCTCAGGAAACGATTACATTCACTTTTAAAGATTCTAATGGCGATCCTTATATTTATCCAAGCAATGACTTTACTTTCGTTGTGAAGAAAAACTTCGGAGATAAAAAGAATGTTTTTAGTTTAGACAGTTCATCTGGATTGGTCTTAACTTCAAACGTATTAGAAGTAACAATTAGCGCAAGCGATTCAAATATAAACGAAGGAGAATATTACTATCAGCTCCTCTACTCAGGTAAGGTACGGATTAATGGAACTCTAACCTTTTATAACGGAACAGTAAATGCAGCCAATTAATATTTATAATTCGCAGGATGTTAATGTAACTATTGACGATAACGGAACGCCTGTCGATGTTTATATTAATAGCACTCCGGTAGATGTTTACGTTTCAGGAGGATTTGCAACAGCATTAGAATTCTATCCAACGTACGGAGATTTTCCGGCACAAGGTCAAGGAGGAATTTTATATATCGCTGAGGATACTAATTATATCTATCGTTGGGACGGAGCGTATGTCCAGGTAGGCGGAGGTTCTTTAGTATGGGGACAGATTACAGGAACTTTGTCAAATCAGACCGACCTTCAAAGTGCATTAGATGGCAAGGTAGATGAGAATACAGCTATTACAGGAGATACAAAGACAAAGATTACCTATGATTCTAAAGGCCTTGTAACGAGTGGCGCAGACGCAGGAATAAGCGATATAACAGGACTTCAGACAGCTTTAGATGATGCAGCTAATAAATCCTTACAGGATGTAACAGATATAGGAAACACCACTACAAATGATATTCAGTTAATTAATGACGCTGATATAATTCTTGGTGCCGGTGGTAAGGTTATAATGGATAACGGAGCCAAGTTACAGGAAGGAACAACAGATGCCGGTAATGGTGTATCAAAAGGAATAGCTTTAAAATGTTCAGCAGATTATGAGCTGAAATGGGAAGCCGGAAGGTTATATACAATGGAACAGAACGGATTTACTATTCGTGAAGTTTCACATAATTTTACATTTACTCCTACTGTAAACGATGATGATTCAAAAGGCTTTGTAATAGATAGCCGATGGATTTTAGATAACGGAGATGTTTATATTTGTTCAGATGCAACAACCGGCTCAGCTGTTTGGAGTTTACAAGCATCACCAAGTGGTACAGTTACTTCAGTAGATACAGAAGGATTAATTAGTGGAGGACCAATTACTACAAGTGGAACGATAACTACTTCAATGGCTACTGATAAATTAGTCGGTAGATATTCTTCTGGTACTGGTATAATGGAAGAAGTTACAATAGGTGATGGATTAACATTAACAGGTGCTGGATTACTAAATAACACAGCAACTCCGACTCCATTAGGTTATTATGGAGCATGGCAAGACAATGTAACTCAGACAGCTGCTTCTTCTAATGTTGGATATCCAATGATATTCAGAACTGTTGATTTAGAAAATCAAGTAAGAGTAGTTACAAATGGAACTAACTTAACTCGAATAACTTTTGACAATACAGGAATTTATAATCTTCAGTTCAGTAGTCAATTTCAAAATACAAGTAATCAATTAGCAGACGTTACAATTTGGTTAAGATTAAATGGTACTGATGTAGTAGGAAGTTCAGGATTTATATCTGTACCGAATTCACATGCTGGAACTCCTGGCCATACTATTGCTTCTTGGAATTATCTTTTATCAGTAATCGCAGGTCAGTATTACGAACTTGTATGGAGTACCTCAGACCATACTAACGTAACGATGGAATTTTATTCAGCAGGTAATCCTCCTCCATCGACTCCTTCTGTTATACTTACTGTTACTCAGCAGAGCGGTATAATGGCAGGTACTGGTATAACTGCTTTAAATAGTTTAACTGGTTCTGTTCAGACTTTAGTTAGTGGAACTTCTGGAAGTGATTTCGGTATTTCAAGTTCAGGAACTATCCATACTTTTAATTTACCGACTGCATCAGCTACAAATAGAGGAGCATTGAGTTCTACTGATTGGAGTACATTTAACTCTAAAGAATCAGCATTAACTTTTTCTTCTCCATTAAGTCGTTCAGTAAATACTATATCAATTCCAGTAGCTTCAGGTTCTGCCAATGGATATTTATCAAGTACTGACTGGACAACTTTCAACAATAAGCAAAATGCTTTAACGAATCCTGTAACAGGTACTGGAACAAGCGGACAGGTAGCCTATTGGAACGGAACAAATACACAGACAGGAAGCGCAACTTTAACATATACTCCGACAACTTCATTACTTGTCAATAATAGCGTAACTGCTTCAAGTGCGATAGCAAGAGGAACGAATTTAACTCCGACATTAACAGCAGCGGCAAATAATGATGTTCTTGTTGGATTAGATATTGCGCCTACGTTTACTTTAGGAGCGTTTACAGGAACTTCCAGTATTGCGTTAAGAGTACAAGGAACTTTAACAGCAGTAGGACCAATAAACTCAGTAATTCAACATACAGCACTTACTAATTATGTTGGATTTGGAGGATTTCAATTAAATGTTTCAGGAGGCTCAGAAAGAGCATTTGCAAAATTAAATCCAGACTCAGGAGAATTTAAAGTAGGAACTACTGGAAGCGGTTACTTTACTACTATTCATACGTCAGGAACTGAAAGACTAAGAATATTTACAAATGGTAATTTAGCATTAGGAACTTCTACCGACTCCTTAGCAAAACTAACAGTAGCAGGAAGCATCACTGCTTCATCCGCAATAGCTCGAGGAGTCTACTTCAACAATACACTCGTAGCCGCTGCGAATAACGACGTTCTTGTAGGATTGGATATTGCGCCAACGTTTACTAATGGAGCTTTTACAGGAGTTACAAATTATATTTTAAGAGGTATAGGAGCAAATGGAGCTAATATAATATTAGGCGGAGGACAAGCAAATACTGGAACTTCTACAATTAATATATATGGAGCAAATCAACTTTCAAGAGCAGGTTTTATTACTGCAACTGCTGTCGGTTCATATTTTAATAATATAATAAATTTTGGATTAAATTGGAATGATGGAACTACAACTTTTACCGATACGTATATTTCTTTTAATGCAAGAAAAACAATAATAACTTTTCCTTTATTAGTCGATAATCCACTTATATATCCATCTACAAATAATTCTACATCATCTTTACAATTCTCTAATTCTAATTCAGGTACTTCAAAATCTGCTGCTATTTATGCTATAGCAGGTGGTTCTTTTGCTACAATATCGCGATTAGATTTTGCTATAACAAATGCACAAAATCCAACTATAAGTACATCTGATGTAGCAATGTCTTTATTTAATAGTAAAAATCTTGCAATAGGCACAACAACCGACTCAGGCTACAAGCTCGACGTAAACGGTACTGCGAGGGTGCAGGATAATTTACTTGTAAGCAAAAATCAGAATGGATTAACTTCATTAGAAGTATCAAATACTACATCTGGATTAAGTGCTTATTCTGCTGTAATTGTAACATCAGGAACTGGAAGTTTAAGTCTTGGAAAATATTCAGCCTTAAAAACTTCATATAAAATAATATCTGGAAATGATGGTTATTTTTATATTGGTAGTACTGGTGGAAATGACATGGCATTTTTAAATGATTTTGCAACAGGTAAAATTAAATTCGCCGCCGGAGGCTCTTCAACAGCTCACGCAACTCTATTCTCAACAGGCAATCTTGCAATAGGAACCACAAGCGATACAGCTTCTGCAATACTTACTCTTTCATCTACTACAAAAGGATTCCTTCCTCCAAAAATGACAGGCGCACAAGGCGAGGCAATCACGACACCTGCTGAAGGATTAATGATTTATACAACAAACGCAGGAAGCGGAGCGATTACTTCTGCCGGATGGTGGGGTTACAATGGCACAACATGGGTAAAATTAAATTAATATATTTGCTAAAAAATAACCTATGAAACTAAACAAAGTAATCGAACTCTACGAAGCTATCAAGCTAATCGAATCTAACACAAAATTAGATTTTAAAATCTCTTATCGTCTTGGCAGAATCCAGGACAAATGCGCTTCAATAATCAAGACTTTTGAATCGACTCAAAATAAGATTAAAGAGAAGTATCAGAAACTTCTAAAGCCTGAAGATACTGAATTAACTCAGAAGCTAAACAATGAATTCTTAGCAGAGATTAACAGCCTTTTAGAAATCGAAGAAAAAATCGAAGTACCGAAGTTTAACCTTGCAGACTTTGAAAATAAAGATATCCCTGTAAAATTTTTTACTGCATTTTCAGATTATATAATTGAATCATGACTTCAGAAGAACTCTTAGCACGGCTCGATGAACGACAGCAAGCAATGGATCAGAAGCTTGATGACATTCTTGATCAGACCAAAAAAACAAATGGAAGAGTTTTAACGGCTGAAGAAAAGATTCAAGCACTATCAACCTGGAGAGCTGAAATAAAAGCTCAAATTAAATTATTACTTGTCATTGGTCCGATATTAGGATTTATACTTAGTTATATATTTTCAAAACTTTGAAACTACCAAAAGTAGTAACAAGAAAGTTAGGCCGTGAGCGTGCAATGGGCCAGGCTCATATTGAAAAGAATTTAATAGAGATAGATCCACGACATAAAACTGCTAAGAGTTTATTTGATACCGAGATTCACGAATTTCTACACATAAGGAATCCGGAATGGTCAGAAACAAAAGTCAGAAAAGAAGCAAAGATTTTAAGGGACTTCCTTTGGAAATTAAACTACCGAAAGATAAATGATTAAGCTAATTGATGATACTTTAAAAACAGATGGTAAATGGTCGAGGAAGTCTTTGACTTGTTTTGCTTGCCTTGTATTCTCAATGGTTTACTCAGGTTATGGAATGGTAGCGAGTAAAGAAGTGGAAGAGTTTGTAGTGATAGCCTTCCTTTCGGTGGCTACTGGTTCATTGGGTCTTAGTTCATGGGAAAAGAAAAATCTAACCAAATGATAAAAAGTTATATAATATCAGTACTAATAGGAGTAATATTAGGAATCGCAGGAATGACAGCGGTAATTAACTACACCAAAAAAGAAGTTAAGTTATCCTGTCCGCCTCCGGTGTGTCCTAAGTGTCCAGTATCTATCGACATTGAAAAACTAAAAGACTTTAGAGGTAAGTTTGTTTTGAATCAGTCCTATGAGATTAATGGAGATTCAAGTCTTAAGGTTAATTTGTTGAGAGATATTGAGGCCATTATCTTGAAACAAAAACTATCCAGATGCAAATAAACAAAACGGAAGTAGCCAAAAAACTTATTGAAGAGTTCACCGAAAACGGAATCTCTAAATACTCAAAAAAGAAACTTGCTGAAATAGCAGTAAAAAGACATCCGGACTTATTTAAGACAGTAGATAATGCCAGGTTATCAGTAAGAAGGGCAACAGGATCAGCAGGAAAGAAAGAAAGAAAGTTTACAAAGCATAGAGTAGAATGGAATGGATTTGAGCTTCCAGAGCCTGAGAAGGACGACTTTACAAAAGTTATAGTCAATCAAAAACGCATAGGCGTACTTTCAGATATTCACTTCCCTTATTACGACAGAGTGGCTTTAAATGAGGCCATAAAGACTATTATTAATTACGGGCCGGATTGTATTATTCTGAATGGAGATATTATAGACTGTTATCACCTTTCGTCTTTTGAGAAAGATCCTAAGAAGCGGTCTTTTAAATATGAGTTAGATATGCTCAAGAATTTCTTTGTACAGCTTCGTGAACTATTTCCAACGCAAAGAATAATATATAAAATAGGCAACCACGAGGAAAGATATGAAAGGTATATCCTTCAAAGAGTGCCGGAGTTTTTAGATATGGATCTTATCAAGTTTGAAAATGTAATCCATGCTAAAGAATTCGGAATCGAGGTAGTAAGTAATAAGCGAGTTATGAAGGTAGGCGCTTTGAATATTCTTCATGGTCATGAAATGCGGAGCGGTATTATTTCACCTGTGAACATTGCCAGAGGTTTCTTTATGCGGACCAAGTCATCAACATTAGGCGGACATCATCATAGAACTTCTGAGCATATCGAGCAGAACTTAAATGGCGATATTATAGGCTGTTTCAGTACAGGTGCGCTTTGTGATTTAACTCCGGCTTATATGCCGATTAACTCATGGAATCATGGATTCGCTTTAGTGGAGAATTTCGGTCAAGAATTCCACGTCCGCAATCTTAAAATTATCAACGGAAAAGTTGTTTAGCTTTTTTCCTTGCGTGTCGTCTTTTAATGATATAGATAATCGTCCCTGACAGCACGCCTCCTGCTATCGTAGCTCCTAAGTCTTTCTTATCAAATCCGGTAGTTTGTCGGTCCATTAGTTCCTTTGCGGTTCCTGCAAGTGTAGCTGAACCTATACAGATTAGGTATGGATGTACATTATTTGTAGTAGCTAATTCTAACGATGCGCCATAGTATCCTGCAAGTGATCCTGCACCGAAGTGCTGAAGTTTGTCGTTTATCTGAGCGTTTATCTGGGTAGTTATCTGGGTCAAAATTATTGAGCCGATAATAAGTAGTTTCCGGCTCATTGCGGTATGATTTCGTATTTAGTTTCTCCGTTCTTCTTAAAAGCTCGCATCATCTTCTTTCGGCTTCTTCCTTTCACGAATGAGCAATGTACCCAGTCCGGCTGACCTGGAAACGTCCCGAACTCCCATATAAGCTCATCAAAGTCCATATCCTTAAGAATAGCGAAAAGTTTTGCATTATCAGAACAAACCATATCAGCGGCTTGTCCTTTCATATGCTGACTGTTTGCGGACCCTCCGACTAATTTATTCACCTCCGGACTTCTATATCCTGAATTAATTATAATCGGTTCTCCAAGTTTTACCCTTGCCTGGTCTAAATTCTTAGCCAAATAGGTAAGATTTGATATTATGGCCTCTGTCGGCTCATTAGAGGCGTTTTGCGACGTTTTTACCATCTCACTAAGGGTAAAGTACTCAGAAATTTTCATGGCTTATAAGGGCTTTAAATGCGTTTTAAGGGTATTGGATTAAAAGGCTAAAATAGGCGAAAAAGACTTATAAAAAATATTTCAAAAAAAAGTTAAAATAAATTTGCTTTAAAGTCAGATTTGCCTTTACTTTGATTCATCAAACAAACAACAAACAAAATGAAAACAACAACAGAAAAAGTAACATTTGAAAGCGAATGGAAACGCAGAACTGATTTAGTTTATAATGCAAAATTCAGAATGTCAGTTTATGATTTTTTAGTGAATGATCAAAAAATATTAACTGATGAGCAATTCAAAAAAGCTCCTGCGGCTATATGGTTACTTCTGGCTAATGAATTATGTGGATATGAAAATGAATTAAATAAAAAGTAAATAAACCAAAAGAGGGATGCGACTCTTCAACGCATATTTTTTATGATACTAATAATCTTTTTTATTCTCGGATGGTTCTTAGTTAAGTTCACTCCGGTACCTACACATAAAACATATTCACAAATCGAAAACGATATCAAAAATGAAAATAGAGATTGAATACCTTACTGATTTACTTGAGCCAGATTTAGACTGCAGTTTTCAAGATGACGGAAGCGGACGAGGTGAAGAAAGCGGAGACATTGAGGCGTATGATATTACATGGGATACCTATAACTTCACCGAAGAACAAAACCAAATAATTGCGATTTATCTAAAATACAATTACGACCATGTGAATAAAAAGCTTTGCGAAAATCACTGGAAAAATTGGAACGATTATGACCCAAGTTAAAACTATAGACAAAGTCCTGAAGCAACTAAATGAAGATGCCAGGACAAGAGATAACGATAATTTATTAATTGCTAAAATTTGGTACAATGAAATGGAAAGATCTGATAATATTACTGCGCTTGATTTTCTTAAGTCGTTCTCAGTTGGTAAATTCACTTCAGCGGAGTCAATCCGAAGGTGCCGGCAAAAGCTACAGGAACAATATCAAGGACTCAGAGGAATATCATATATGCAACGACACAACACAGACTACAATGAAATATTTCATAACTGAAGAAGAACAAGAGGACGGAGTTACAGGTACATTCTACGTCTGGGAAAATCAGAAAATAATCTACACCGTCCATTACTTCAGAGATGAAGAGATAGAAAAAGAGGTAGCGAATTGGAATATGGCTTTAGGTATGGCTTACGAATACTGCGAACAATTTATAATAAAACAAAACAAAATAACCATAAAACTAAAATGAACTCAATGCCAGGAATTATCGGATCTTATAAAGGAATGTGCAAGGCACTTTCAGACAAGATTCAATTTGAAACAGAGATGCTTGATAAATATCAGGACATCGAAAATTACAGAAAAGAGATGCTTTCAGTCCGTGAGTATTTACTTAAACTGATTGAGAAGAACGAACAAGAATGGAAACAATTATAACCTATGAATACACTTGCAAAAATCCAGTCTTTGGTCAAGGCACCAAAGGGACAATTTAACAACTTCGGAAAGTACAAGTATCGATCCGCTGAGGACATTATGGAAGCAGTAAAGCCTGTGATTAATCCGCTTGGCTTCTGGCTAACTGTCAGCGACGAGGTTGTACTAATGGGCAACCGCTTTTATATCAAAGCAACTGCCACGTTAACAGACGGAACAAGTACATACACGTCAACATCTTACGCACGAGAAGAAGAAACAAAAAAAGGAATGGACGGATCTCAGATTACCGGAAGTTCAAGCTCATATGCTCGAAAGTATGCTTTGTCTGGCCTGTTCTGTTTGGATGACAATAAAGATGCAGATGCTACAAACACTCACGGAAACGATGATCATTCTGAGTTTATCCTTGAGTTGAAAAACTGCAAAACAATGCCGGAACTTCTGAACCTTTACAACCAAAACAAGGACTCAGTAGAATCTAATGCAAGTCTTAAGAAGTTATTTGCTGAACGTAAAAACGAAATAAAGTGATGGATTTAAGCCAAAAATTTCAATCTGAGCGGATGGCAGTAAATTATGCGCTTGAACTTTCCGACCGATACAGAGATTTCTTTTTCTATGTATTCAGAAGGAATGATGGTACCTACCTGGTGGATCCGGTAGGAATCAAATATGACGATGAAACTTTATTAGCAATCTATCACCAAACCGAAAAGCAATGAATACTTTTTTAGAGCAAAGAATCGGACGTTTTACAGCTTCAGAGATTTACAAACTATTTGTAGAGCCAAAGACAAAGGCTAATAAAGACGTAGGCAACTTTTCAGAAACCGCCAAAGGTTATATCAAATCTAAAGCCATCGAACAGAAATATGGCTATCGTGAAAATATCGTGAACAAGGCAATGGAACACGGAATAATTACCGAGGCAGAAGCATTTGAAAAGTTTAAACTGATAACTAAAAATGACTGGTCCTTAATATCAAAGCAATTCTTTCCGATTAATGAATACTCCGGAGCATCACCAGACGGAGTACTTTATGACGGATTAGATATTATCGCTGTGTGTGATATTAAATGTCCTCAGCCTGGAACTTTCTTCGATTTAAAAATAAGCTATAAGGAAGGCGCAGAGATTGAAAGCAAGTATTTTTATCAGCTTCAGATGCAGATGTTAGCGACTAAATGCGATTCAGCTTTCTTATGTTATTACCTGGCGGAGCAATTCGTAGACACTTACACGAGTGCTATAGATCATGACTTCTCAGATATTTCTTTAGAGGAACGAATGATAATTCTAAGCTGTCCAAAGGACCAGAAAGTACACGACCAGATTATAGAAAAGATTGAAAAAGCAGAAAAACTAAAACAAGAGTATTTGAAATTATTATGAGAACACGAAAAGCATTAACTGATGACGAAGCGAAGCAACTTAAAAACTTACTTGTTGAAGGTTACAGTATTCCGGAGATTAGCGAAAAAATGAACAGAACTAACTTATCAATCCGCTGTCATACAGTAAACCTGGTAAAGAGATACAATGTTAAAAACAGATTTCAACTAATAACCCATCTTTTAAAAAATGAAATACTCAACTAAGGAAGACCTTCACTATCTTAAGAACAACAAGTGGTTAAGTGGTGAGCTGTGTTACTGGCGTGATAATCCGCAGTACTCAGAAAAGACAAAACAGAAATTAGAAAAACGACTTAAAGAAATGACTAAAAAATCAATAACCTATGAAACCTACAGACCCAAAAACGATTAGAGGTATTTTAATTTGGGGACTTATTTCCTCAATATGGCTCTTCATTTTACTCATCGTAATGAGTTATCGGTTCGATATTGAAGAGGTATTAATCAAAACAAGTACGATGTATTTTACTTTAGTAATATCAAACATAATAAGCCTATGGATACTTATCAGATTGAACCGATAAATTTAGAGTTTAATACGTTTACAGAGATAGCAAATGAAACTCAAAGAGATTATTTGATAGGAATTCTGGTGATGAATTTATCTCTACTAACCGAGCGAAATAAAGGAATGGCTGTTTACTTGGTCCGGAGTCTATGTATATGCTTAGATCCTTACGATACTTACGATTCTGCCTGGATTGATAAGATTAAATTAGAACTCAAAAGGCTTGATATTCAGTGTTATAATTTCTAAATTTGTGGAGCAATAGAATTGCACGTTGTCCCGACCAACGATTAAAAAATCAGATTCGCCATTTGGGAGCCGAGTACCTGTCGGGGGGAAAGGTTACCAAGTGGCTTTTTTATTTTATGGAGGAAAAAGTAGGATTTGGATATTATGTTGTAGTTCCAACAGCTGTTTTAATGGATGAAAGATTAACTCCAAACGCTAAGTTACTTTTTGGAATTATTGGAAACCTGGCAAATCAAAGAGGATATTGCTTTGCTTCAAATGCTTACATATCTGAGTTATTTGGTATGCACGAGCTGACAATAAGCCGATTAATTAATGAACTTATAAAGGCTGAATGGATTATAAAGTTTGAAGAAATTACAAATAATGGAAGCCAAAGAAGACTAAGATTAAACCATGAGGCCTTAGCAAATTCGTCAATAGGGGGTAAACAAAAAAGCATAGGGGGGGTAAACGATTCTGTTAACCATAATAATATAAGATTAATAGTCAAAGAAGAATATATAAATAATGATATGGTAAACAATTCTGTTAACCCCCATGAAATTGTAAATAATCAATCAATCCAAATACTTGGAAAACACTCAGACAAATATGTAACAATACAACCCAAAACTCTCGGATCAATAAAATACCGACTAAATGGTGAGGATGGTTTGACAGAGTACTACCACATAAACATGAGCCATATCCAAAGGCCAGAGTTTACAAAGAAATTCCTGGTAGATAGAAACGGAAAATCTTATGATGACTTTCAGCATCTGTTTAATGATATGCAATTATTTGTTGAAAAAAGTTTTAAGCGATGAACAAATACTACGAACTTACTCAGCTCTGGCCTAACAAGGCAGGCAAACTTAAAAGCCTTCTGACTGTACAAAAGCGATCCGTTGAGAAGTTAGCAAAAGAAAAACATAACGATGAAGTTAAAAAGCTACTAATTACAGACGCTGAGATTAACGAAGTAGCAAGTGAGACAATAGAATACATTCACGGGATATTACTTGAAATAGCCAAAGACTTTCAAACATACGAACAAGGCGCAAAGTATCGGGCGATTATTGAAGAACAATCTGAACATCTAAAATACTATTTCAATGAGCTTCGCAGAAAAGATTAAGCAACAGTTATTACTTGAAGACTTTAATCCTGGCAAAGACTTTTTTGAGAATCCAGACGATTACGAAAAAGAAATAATGACAGGCATAAAGTGGGACGTTACCAAATACGGACACAAAAGATTAGACGAGCATTGCCCTTTTAAGCAAGGACAACTTACTACAATAGTAGGGCATTCAAACGTAGGTAAAACAACTTTGATTACCTATCTGCTTTCACGGTTGATAAGAACAAAAAAGATAATGATTTATTCAGCCGAGAATAAAGTAAGTCAGTTAGCGAGATTGATTTTAGGATTTACTTTTCAAACGGACCAACACAATAAGTACTTTGATTTCCTACGGAAGCAGGCGTTATTCATTAAACACGTTAAGCAATACACTTACCGAGATATATTGGAGCAAATAGGAATAGCTGAAGATATAGGATTCAAACCTGACATAGTATTTATCGATCCGTACAACTCACTAAAAAAAGATAGGAAGTTAAATTCACACGAATATGACTATGAAGCAATCGAAGACTTTCGAATTTTTTGTAAGAATACTGGAATATCAATTTTCTTGAATTGCCACACAGTTACTGAAAGCCAAAGAGTGAAGCCAGACAAGAACGGAGAAGTACCAAGACCAATGGCAAGCGATACCGAAGGCGGAGGAAAGTTTATTAACAAGTCAGATGACGTGATGGTAATTCACCGGAACTTATACGCTATGGACACAGATGAAAGATATGTGAGTTTGCTATTCATCGACAAAGTAAGAAACACGGAAGGCGGAGGATATCCGACAAGCTATCAGGATCCGATAAGGTTCACATTCCGAAAAGACTGGACCGGATTCGATACAACAGAAGATCAGATTAGAAACATTTTAGAACCACAAAACGATTTACCATTTTGATATGAGTAAAATTAAAATACTTATTGCTTGTGAAGAAAGTGATGAAGTAAGAGGCAGATTTGAACAATTAGGATTTGATGCCTGGAGCTGTGATTTGCAAGAAAATAGAAACCCAAAAGCAAAACATTATAAAGGAAATGTATTTGATATTATTTACAATGGATGGGATGCGATGATAGCTTTTCCACCTTGCACACATCTTGCTGTAAGTGGATCACAATGGTTTGAGCAAAAACAAAAAGATGGCAGACAACAACAAGGTATAGATTTCTTTATGGCAATGGTCAACGCACCAATAGAAAGAATAGCTATTGAAAATCCGATAGGAATAATGAGCAAAATATATAGAAAGCCGGATCAAATTATTCAGCCTTATTATTTTGGTGATAAAGCCCAGAAGTCAACTTGTCTATGGTTAAAAAATTTACCTTTATTATATCATAATCCAAGCCCTAATTTATTTGATGAAAAAGTAACTCATGTTGATAAAGGAGAATTTTATGAATTTATAAGTAACGGAAAAAAGAAAAGACAGCCACTTTGGTATAAAGAGGCATTAAGTTTAAAATCAGAAGAAAGAAGTAAAGTAAGAAGTAAAACATTTCCTGGCATAGCTGAGGCAATGGCTAATCAATGGGGACAATATCTAATCAATAAACTAAAATAACTATGAAAAAATTTTTAAAAGAACTCGGAGTATCTGAAACCAGAGGCATGACCAGGATACTAAACACTTTCAACGGATTAACCGAAGAAGAAAAAAAGACCGCTATTTTATCCGGAATGGAGCAGGAAAATACCAAAGAGCTGACAAGGCCTAAAATTTGGCTTTATTTGAATAATTTTCTTTTGGTAAAGGAATCCATCAACCAAGTGGAGAAAGTGGCTGTAATGGCTTCTAATGAAGCGACAGAGGTATCAAAAGAGAAGCTGACTACACTGGCAAATGATATCGTAAAAAATAATAGGCCAAAAACGGATGTAGAGAAGGGTAACTTCGGTCGGTTAAATATTTGGAAGTTTCTTATTAAAAAATAAAAAAAGAAAAAAGAAAAACTAACTTTGTGCCTGATGGAAGAATATTCTAAAAACTACGATGATTATATAAGCCCAATAAAGATTCATTCTTTAAGTGGAGGAAAGTCTTCATCATATATGGCAGTTCATTATCCGGCTGATTATAATCTTTTTTTCTTTAGTAACAATAGAAGATATTTCATGCAGTCCAAAAGATAAAAAGCTAATTCAAAAAGTAAGCGATAAAATAGGAAGAGAATTTATAGCTACTGCTGAAGATGATTTAACATTAGTAGCAATGTTTGATCTTGAGCAATTAATAGGAAATGAAATAATCTGGGTAGTTGGTAAGTCTTTTGAAAATGTAATTAATCATAAAAAAATACTTCCAAATAAATTAATGAGATTTTGTACTACTGAAATGAAATTAAGACCAATATGGGATTGGTGGTATAAAAACATAGGCAGAAAAATAAAAATGGGAATAGGTTTTAGATATGATGAAAAAGAAAGAGCTGAAAGATTTACTACTTCATTCAAAGGTATAACAGGTAAAAGAAAATCTCAGAATAAATGGGAAGAGATAGAATGGCGTGATGGATGGTTTCCTTTGATTGATGATAAGATAGGACATTATCAAATCTATAAATGGGCACAAGAATCTGGAATAAAATTCCCATCTGATTCAAACTGTGTAGGATGTTTCCATAAACCAGTACAACAATTAAGAAAGAATTGGGATGATAACACAGAGAAACTACAATGGTTTGCTAATCAAGAAAAGTTATTTAAATCAAATTGGAAAGACGGAATTACTTATGAACAAATTAAAAAAATAGGATTGCAACAAGATTTCTTTTTCGGTACAGGTTCTGGATGTGATGGCGGATTCTGTACAGACTAATATGCTATAATTTTAAAAATTAAACATATACAAAATGAAAGGCGAATATATTTTCCGTTCCGGATCGTGGGAGTGCGAAATCTGGGAACAAGACATTTACTTAATTGATTACCGATATGACTTTTGTTTTGTCATACCTAACAAAGTGAAAGAACTTCACGAAAAAACAATGCAGACAATAACAAACGGGAACTACCAGAGTCAATTTGAAAAACACACGAAGGACTTTCTTAAGTCTTATTTCAAAGGAAAAAAAGTAAGAATATGAAACTACCTGAATCACTTATCAAAGAACTTAAAAAAGAAGCTGAACAGTTAAAGATTCCTCTTGAAAATTATATTAAATTATTAATCGAAACTCACCAGGACAGAGTTCAGAAGTTTGTAAGTATTCTGAATCCAAAGTAAATTTGTGAATCAGCAAGGCGTGCTGAACATTTTGTTTTGTTTGTTTTAAAGGGAGGTAGTCGTGCCTCCCTTTTTTTATTTCTTTGTTTTAACTATTTTTGCATAAATAAAATCACTTATGGCATACGAACAAAAACCAAACACAGGCGTATTATTTACAGCCGAGAAGAAATCAGAAAAGCATCCGGACTTAAACGGATCGCTAAAACTTGAAGACGGAGATTATTACATTTCAGCCTGGAAAAAGACAGGACAAAAAGGCGAGTATCTTTCGCTATCAGTAAAAAAGAAAGAAGCTCAAACACAGCAAACCGAGCAACCGAAGTATAAAGTAACTCAAAACGATTTGCCATTTTGAAAGAGCAAGATTTAAAAGACTTAGGATTTAAGAAGGTAAAAGTACCAGCAGAAGAAAGTGGAAAAGATTTATATTATTACTATACTTTTGATTTCTTTAAAAAAGATAGCGCAATATCTTTAATCTCAACTGCATCAGATGAAAGTAAAGACGGATGGTCTATTTATTTCATGTATGAATCAAGGCCGGTATTTACCAGTAAAAAAGACCTAAAAAGTTTTATCGAAATAATTAAGAACAATGATACCAGAAACAAGAGGAAGAAAACAAAAGCATAACTTTTCGGATATTCTTAAAAAGGATTCTGTTGAGTTTGACTTTTCAAAGTCTGCGAGGGTATCGGCTTTAGCTTTTGCAAAAAAGAATAAGATAAAGATAGCCACCAGGCAAATAGATGGTAAACTAATTGTCTATCGTGTACGAGGATAAACTTTGGAAGGAGTTCAGTCTGTTCATAAGACTCAGAGATTCTGACGCTGACGGATTCGGTAACTGTATTACCTGCAAAAAGAAAGCATACTATAAAGAATCTCACGCAGGCCATTTTATATCCAGAAGGCACAAGGCTACCAAGTTTGACGAAAAAAACGTTCACCTTCAATGCGTAGCCTGTAATACATATAACGCAGGCCGTCAGTATGAGTATTCGATTGAGCTTGATAGGAGATATGGAAAAGGAACAGCTGAGGAATTACTTCAAAAGTCAAATGAACTAAAGAAGTTTACCAAAGGCGAAATAGACGAACTCACAAAGGAGTATAAGGAAAAGATAAAGCAATTAAAAAGCAAAAAGAATATTGCTTAACTTTGCGAAGGTCTGGAATGATTCTCTTTAAAGGTCCGCATCCAATAGCGCAGAAAATGGAAGGGGTTAAAGGCCGGAGGTTAAGCATCAGGTAGATGTGGCGCAGGCTTCCGGCTTTTTTTTAAAAAATGATATGCTACAATATTCAGGGATTATAATTTTAGGATTGATTGTTTTAGCAACTGTGTTATTTATTATCAATGAATACGATGACTACAATAGCTGAATTTTACAAAAACATAGACCTTAAGATTAAATGCTATCTTAATCCGATGCTTGAGTCTTTTTCAGATTATCCGGAAGACGTAAAAAACAATGCTAAGAAAGTTCTTGAGTGGACAGATAAAAACGGATGGGGATCTTGTGGAACTGCGGTAGGAAAACAAAGAGCAAACCAATTAGCAAACGGCGAAGCAATAAGCCTCGAAACTATTAAAAGAATGTATTCTTATCTTTCACGTCATGAAGTAGACCTGGAAAGCTCAAAGTCTTACTCAGACGGATGCGGTAAGCTGATGTATGACAGTTGGGGCGGTAAGGCTGCTTTAAACTGGTCGCATAATAAACTTAAACAATTAGGAGAAATAAATTAAATAACCATGCCAATACCCAAGCCCAACGGAACAGAAAGCGAGCAAGAATATGTTTCAAGATGTATGCACGCAATAGGAAACGAATACGACCAGCAACAAGCTTTGGCGATTTGTTACTCTACTTACCAACAAGCGTCTGCACAGGCTAAAGTTGAAAACCTAAACAACGAAATCAAAGCCAAAGTAGATGATTTCCTAAAGACAGGAAAATGATAGTAAAGATTAAGTCATCTATTCTGAACGAAAAGAAAGTGTCATTTGATTACAATGATATCCTAACCACTACGAAAGGAGTAACACTTTTAAAACGACTTCAGACAATGGGTGACTTAATCTATATCATATCAGCTCAATACAATCAGAAGTTTCTTGAAGAAAAAGGTAAGGAATTAGGAATTCCGCAAAGCAGAGTATTTGCCACAGGAAGCAACAAAGCCAAAGTAGAAAAAGTATTAGAGCTGAAAATCCAAACACACTACGACAATAACTCAGACGTAGTAAATCAATTACCAGGTATAGGTCAATTATATCACCCATGACAAAAACCGAAATCGTTAAAATATCTCAGGTAAAAAACAATCCTAACAATCCAAGACTAATCAAAGATGACAAGTATGTTAAATTGGTAAAGTCTATTAAGGAATTTCCTAAGATGTTAAACATTCGGCCTATTGTTGTGAATGACGATATGGTAGTTCTTGGAGGCAATATGCGACTGAAGGCCTGCAAAGAAGCCGGACTAACTGAAGTGCCAATAATCAAAGCAAGTGATTTGACAGAAGAAGAACAAAAAGAATTCATAATAAAGGATAACGTAGGTTTTGGAGAATGGGACTGGAATCTATTAGCTAATGAATGGGACGCTGAAGAATTAAATGAGTGGGGTTTAGATGTTCCTGAGTTTAAACAAGAACTCGAAGCAGAAGAAGACGATTACGAAATACCAGAACAAATCCAGACAGATATTGTTTTAGGTGATTTATTCGAGATTGGTCCACATCGTTTGTTATGTGGAGATAGTACAAACAGCGACCAAGTAGCTAAATTGATGAATGGAGAAAAGGCAGACTTAGCGCATAATGATCCGCCTTATGGAATGAAAAAAGAAAATGAAGGAGTTATAAATGATAACTTAAATTATGATGACCTTCTTCAGTTTAATCGTGAGTGGATAGCACTTCAATTTTCTCATTTAAAAGATAATGGAAGTTGGTATTGTTGGGGAATAGATGAGCCATTAATGGACATATATTCAAATATCATAAAGCCATATGCTAAAGAAAATAAAGCAACTTTCAGGAATTTGATTACTTGGGATAAAGGAAATGGACAAGGACAAAACTCAGATAATACAAGAAGTTACGCAATAGCAGACGAAAAGTGTCTTTTTATAATGATGGGTGTTCAAGGATTTAATAATAACGCTGATAATTATTTTCAAGGATGGGAATCTCTTAGACTATATTTAGAAAATGAGAGAAATAAAATGGGATGGACAAGTCAGGATATAGTACAGATAACAGGAAAAACAACAGCAACACACTACTTTTCAAAAAGTCAATGGATTCTTCCAACTGAGGAACATTATAAAGCTATTCAAAATGCCGCTAAATACAAAGGATTTAAAAAAGAATACGAAGGATTTAAAAAAGAATACGAAGGATTTAAAAAAGAATACAAAGGATTTAAAAAAGAATACGAAGAATTAAAAAAGGAATGGTATTCAACAAGAGCTTATTTTGATAATGTTCATGATAATATGAACAATGTATGGCAATTTGATAGACACATAAGACAAGGAGATGAAGGAGGCCATGCAACACCTAAACCAATTCCACTTTGTGAAAGAGTAATAAAATCAAGCTGTCCAGATGGTGGCTTAGTATTAGATTTCTTTTTAGGTTCAGGAAGCACAATGGTAGCGGCTCATCAATTAAAACGGAAATGTTACGGCATGGAACTTGATCCTAAATATTGCCAGGTGATAGTTGACAGAATGATAAAACTTGATTCATCTTTGCAAATCAAAAGAAACGGACAAGAATATAAAAAACAGTCATAAAACAGTCGTATGCCAATAAGACCAGAAGATAATCCTAAACCTTT